CCTCTGGGGACCGCGTCCCCGGGTGCGTCGGGCGGGGCGGCGCGAATCACCCACGTCCACCCGACCACCGGCCTGGCCCTGGCGGGTGAGCCAGCCGCTGAGGCTGCAGCTGCGGTGGCCGGGCACGAGGCGGCGGCTCGGCACGGCGTCGCGCCAATCGATGTGCAGGCGTTCACCGCCAGTGGCACGTGGACCAAGCCAGCCGGTGCGACGCGCGTGGTGGTCGAGCTCGTCGGTGGGGGCGGCGGTGGCGGTGGGGGTCGACGTGGCGCCACAGCGACGAACCGCGCCGGGGGCGGCGGAGGAGCCGGGGGCACGTACACCCGCATGGAGTTGGACGCGGCCGACCTTGGGGCCACGGAAGCCGTCACGGTGGGTGCGGGCGGCACGGCCGGTGCTGGCAAGACCACCGACGACACCGACGGCGGTGCGGGTGGCGACGGCAGCCCGTCGTCGTTCGGTACTTGGGCCATGGCGCGCGGCGGCAACAACGGCAACGCCGGAACCGCTGCGAATGCCAGCGGCGGCGGCATCAGCTACGGCGGCACGACCCCCGGCACGCCTGGCGGCGCCTCGTCCCTCACCGGCACGTCGGGTGCTGGGTCGATGGGGGTGGCGGCTGGCGGCGGGGGTGGCGGCTCGATCCAGTCCAGCAACACCAATCGGGCGCCGGGTGGCGGTGGCGGTACGATCCTGGGCCGGGCGGGGACCGGCGGCGGAGCAGCGGGTACGTCGGGGTCGCCGAACGGCGGCGCTGGCACGGCAGCTGCGAGCCTGGCTGACGGGATGCGCGGGGCTGGCGGCGGCGCTGGCGGGTTCTACGGAGCAACGCAGAACGCTGGCGACGGCGGGGTCGGCGGAGTACCGGGCGGGGGCGGCGGGGGTGGCGGCGGATCGTTGAACGGTTTCAACTCTGGGGCTGGAGGAGCCGGGGGCGCGGGGGCGGTTGTCGTCGTCACGTACTAGCTCCTGGCCTACTAGTCCCAGAGCTGATAAAGTAGAGTTCGTAGCCACCCGGGGCGACGGCCGGGAGGGGACCCACCCCCTGACGTGGGACGCATCGGAGGAGATCGCAAGATGAGCGACGTCAACGTTCCCCCAGCACCGACTCCAGACCCTCCCGCACCGACTCCACCGCCGGAGCGCACGTTCACTCAGGCGGAAGTCACCGCGATGATGGCCCGGGAGAAGGAGCAGGGCAAGACGGCGGCGGCGAATCAGCTGGCGACCGAGCTCGGTGTGAGTGTCGACGAGGCCAAGGCGATCATCGCCCGGCACCGTGAGGCGGAGGATCAGCGCAAGACCGACGCCGACCGGGAGCGCGAGGCCGCAGCCCGAGAGAAGCGAGAGGCAGAGGAGGCCAAGGCCGAGGCGGCGCGCGAGCGCCACCTCGCGAAGCTGGAGAGGGCTTTCCTGAAGGCAGCTCCGCATCTGGACGACGAGCAGCTCGCTGCCGTGGTGCGGATGTCGTCCGTGGAGACCGGCGCAGATGACGCGGCGATCAAGGCGGACGTGGAGAAGCTGCAGGAGAAGTTCCCGCAGCTGTTCAAGGCCGAGGGCGACGGCGACGAGCCGAAGCCCAAGCCGAAGCCGAAGGCTCCGAGTGGGGACCCGACCGGGACCCCGCCCAAGCCGAAGCAGACCGACGATGCGTACTCACGCGGCGCCGAGCGTGCTCGGGCCAAGTACGGCAAGCAGACGACCAGTCCGTAAACCCTGAAGGGGGTAAGCAGTGGGCATGCGCCTAGCCCAGACCACGGAGTCCGTGGTCTCGGCCCAGAGCCAGCAGTGGCTCGGAAGCGCTCACGGCACCGACACTGGCGACTCCATCACTCTCGACGTCGCAGCGTTCACGGCTCTCGCAGCCTGGGATGATGGCGAGGTCATGCCGAGTGGTGTTGGCGTCAGCCGCCGGGATGTCGATGGGCTGTACGTCCCGTTCAATGCGGGCGCGGGTCACTCCCGCCACCGCATCACGCTCGAGGACGTTGTTCTGGAGGGCACGCGTCAGACGACCGCCGGGCTGTGGCACGGCCAGGTCGTCAGCGCCAACCTCCCCGCCGACTCCGGGATTCCCGGGAACGAGGCGAGCTTCAAGCTCGTCGAGTTCGTCTAGGAGGTCATGACTGATGCTGGTTTTTGACCTCATCGACATGCAGGAGCTGCAGGGCTTCGTCCGCGCCGTCGTGGAGGAAGTGGAGCGCGACCAGTTCACGCTCAGCCAGTGGCTCCCCAACCGCAGCATCGACGACATCGAGTACCGGTTCGGCCGGAACGCGACCCAGGACCAGGACGCCGCGCAGGTTCGTGCGTGGGACGCCGAGGCCTCGATCGCTGCCCGCCGTGCTGAGTACAGCCGCGTCGTCGGTGAGCTGCCTCCGATCAGCCGGAAGATCCGGCTCGGTGAGGAGGAGCGTCTCCGGATGCGCGCTCTCGAGCGCGGCAACAACTCGGCGATCGTGGACGCGGTCTACGACGACGCGGCCAACATGGCGCGTGCCGTCGCGGCTCGTCTCGAGCTCATGCGTGGCGAGGCCCTCCTCACCGCGCAAGTGGCGATCAACGAGAACGGCGTCCAGCAGACCGTCAACTTCGGTCGCGCCGGTGGTCACACCGTGGCCCCGGGCACGCTGTGGAGCAACAACGCGACGTCGACGCCGGTCACCGACCTGCGCGCGTGGCGCCAGACCTACATCGACGAGAACGGTGAGCCTCCGGGTGCCATCCTCACGTCGGAGCGGGTCATCTCCCAGCTGCTGACCAACGCCCAGATCCGCGACCTCGCGGACGTCCCCGCGTCGGCTCCGTCGATCATCAACCCGAACACGGTGACCGCCGTGCTCCAGGCGTACCAGATCCCGATCATGGTCGCCTACGAGACGCGGATCCGGGTCAACGGCGTTCGCGTTCGGGTGATCCCGGACGACCGGCTGATCATGCTGCCCGCACCCGGCAACACGCGGGAGATGGGTGAGACGCTCTTCGGCACCACCGCGGAGGCGCTCGAGCTCGTCGGCGCGCAGCAGATCGACAACGACCAGGCCCCCGGCATGGTGGCCGTGATCGACAAGACCTTCGACACGCTTGCGACCTGGACGAAGGCTGCGGCGATCGGTCTGCCGATCATGTACGAGCCGAACCGCACCCTCGTCGCGGACTGCCTGTAAGGAGGCTGATGTGAACAATATGACGAAGAACGTCTACGTCCGCAACCCGGAGACGGGCGAGGAGGGCTGGTACGGCCCGGACCACGCCTCGAGCGAGCTCCCGAGCTGGGCGAACGACCTCGTCACGAACGAGGGCGTGTTCGAGGAGGTGCCCGACGAGGGCACCCCGCCCAACCCGCCGTCGTCCCAGACGGTGGTGGGTGAGCCGGAGGAGTTCGGCGCCCGCAAGCCGAGCACCCGGACCGTGACCGCCAACGACCCGTTCGCGGGCAACGGCGGCGAGGTCAAGCGCCCGGCGAAGTCGGCGAACAAGGCGGAGTGGGTGTCGTTCGCGGTCAACCAGGGCGGTCTCGCCCTGGAGGACGCGGAGGCCCTCACCCGCGACGAGCTCGTCGAGCGATTCGGCGGCTAGCTCCATGGCACTCTCGACGGACCAGCTCGTTGACATCCGGAGGCAGATCGGTGACACGGTCCCGCCTTCGGACGCAGACCTCAATGCGATCTACGACCGCACTGGGGATGTCGACGAGCTGGTCCGCGAGGTGCTGGAGCGCAGGCTAGCCACGCTCCTGGCGTCCCCGGCGCAGTTCAGCGTCGCAGGTGAGTACAGCCAGAGCACGGCGGCCAACATCGAGGCGCTCCGCAAGCAGCTGGGCGACCTCCCCGGTGGCCTCACCTCAGTGCGAGTCGTAGAGGCGCCAGCTCCGCGGCCACGGTGACGTGCCCCAGCCGCAGGAAGTACACGATCTCGAGAGGCCCCTGCTCCAGCGCTACGCAGACGCGTGGGCACGCGTGGAGGCTGAGCAGCAGAGCCTGATCGACAACCCGGTGAAGGCCACCCGGCGCCGTCGGCTGCTCGAGATGCGCGAAGCCATCGAGACCGTCATGTACGAGCTCGATGACGAAGCGGCCGGGTGGATCCAGGCGAACCTCCCGCAGATATACGGCACCGGCATGGCGAATGGCGCAGCTGGCGCCGGTGGGGCCGCCACCGCGTGGGATCTCATCGCGCAGGCCGCGGTGGAGGAGCTCGCGGAGGAGATGTTCTCCAACCTGCTCGAGGCCACCGGCCACGTCGTCGACACCACCAAGGACCTGATCCGGAGGGTGGCGCAGGACGAGGTGCTGCACGCGGCGATCGCTGGCGACACGGCCGTAAAGGCGGCCGACCGGATGCGCGAGCTCATCGAGGCCCACGGCATCCACGCGGTCACGTACGTGGACGGCAGCAAGCACGGCCTCCGCGAGTACGCCCAGATGGTCACGCGCACGACGTCGGCGCAGGCCTACAACAAGGGCGAGCTCCACGGCGCGTCGAACCACGGCGTGCTGTATTGGGAGATCTTCGACGGGCCGAAGTGCGGGCTGACCTTCCACGACGATCCGAACCTGGCTCTCGGCATGATCGTCGACCGGGAGACGGCGGAGCGTTACCTGATCTCGCACCCCAACTGTCGGCGCAGCTTCGGGCCTCGCCCGGACATCCAGACGGCGGAGGAGGCGAAGGCCGGGAAGGGCAGCGTCACACCGGCGCAGACGGCCGCCCAGCTGGAGGCCGACAAAGCCGCTGCGTCGAGGCGGGCGGGGCAGAGGGCCGCCAAGAGCTCTTCCGGGGCGAAAAGAGGCCAAGGAAGCGCGAAAAGAGGGTCCAACGGAGGCCGGGCCGCCAACGGCCGGGCCGCCAACGCCCAGTCGAACCTTCCGATGCCCGACATCGCCGACGCGTCGGAGCTGCTGCCGCCACTGGAGGACGTGGTCCCGTCGGTCACTCAGCTGATCGACCAGGGCTGGGATCCGGCCAAGGCAGTGACCGAGCACAAGCGCCTGCTCAAGAACCAGCGCAACCGCGAGCGCCGCGCGCGTGAGAAGGGCGGCGAGGCTGCGGTCGACCTGAAGGCCGCCGACGCGAAGCTGGCGCCGGGTTCCCAGCCGCTGGTGCTGTACGACGCGGCGCCGCAGCTGCAGGCCAAGACGTGGGACGATCTGACCTTCGGCGAGAAGACCGGGATCGGCGTCAAGACCAGCAACTTCAAGAAGGCCAACCCCGGGGCGTCTGACGCGGTGGTGGCCTCCTACAGGCAGTCACTGATCGACGCGCTGACCGGACCGACTTCGGCCAGCGGGCCGGGCGGCGTCACCGATGGCCGGTACTGGGACAAGCTCGTGCACGACACTCCGCACGGCACTTACATCCCGGTGCAGGGCCTGACCGTCGAGGGGCACCGGATCGAGAGCGGCATCGCGATCCGCTCGGGCGGGCGCACCTACATCATGGAGACGCCCGACGGCGTGCCGGTGACCCAGGTGATGAAGGACACCCTGATCGCCGAGGCGCACAAGGTCGAGGACGCGCTGGCCGGGGTGCCCTCCCACATGCAGCACTACCAGAAGGGCTACCTGTTCACCCGGGCCAACAACCCGGCCGACGCGCACTGGGCGCAGCAGTACAACATCCCCGGCTTCAAGTCCGCGGCCACCGGCGGCCACGGCGGCACGACCTTCTGGAACACGCAGGTCACCCCGGGCACCGTGCTGCACGAGTTCGGCCACAACCTGGACTCCGCGCTGCACACCGAGACCGAGTGGCTCAGCGACCTGTACGCCACCAACCCACTGAACGGTCCAGAGCTCGATCTCCCGTACCCGGGCGCCGCCCTGCAAGACACGAACTCCAGCGGATTCTTCGCTGGCAAGTTCAGTGAGCACGCGCCGGGCAAGCACCCGGTGCTCGTGGGCGAGGCCGGTGTCACCAGATACGGCAAGCTCAACGGCCGGGAGGACTTCGCCGAGTCGGTGCGGCTGTACTTCAAGGATCGCCACGACGGGTTGATCGGCACGGCCGACGGGGTGGCGGTGCGCTTCGCCGACGTGTTCCCCGAGAGGGCCGACGTCCTCGACAAGATCTTCGGCCTGCAGTCCCCCGCCGATACCCCCTTCCGGCTCCACGCTCGGGAGCGCCTGAAGGAGCGCATCCTCATCGGCGAGCAGCTGCCGACGCACGGCACGTTCGAGCTGGCGAAGGAGACCGGCCTGAGCCGCCGGGTCCTAGACGATATGATGCCCGGGCTGCACGCCGAGACTGCGGCCGAGCTCGCCGCGAAGGCTGCGGCCGAGGCCGCGGCTCAGGCTGCCGCGCAGGCTGCGCTCAAGCCCAAGACGTTCGCCGACCTGAGCTTCAGCCAGAAGACCGGCATCGGCGTCAAGAAGAGCAACTACAAGAAGAAGCTGAAGCAGCAGGGCTACTCCGACGTCGAAGCCGAGCGGCTGGCCGAGGAGTACCGCCAGAAGCTGATCGCCGAGGAGATCGCGAAGCTGCCGGGCGGCGCCGGTGGGACCACCGCCAGTGCGGCCGTCCCCAACGCCCGCTTCTCCCCTGCGTTCAAGGAGAGCGAGCGCAACAAGGCGGGCAAGTGGGTCTACCACCACGGTAACTCCAGCCAGGCCAAGGACGAGATCGTCCGGGCGCTATCTGCGAAGCTCGACAACCAGGCCGACTGGGACCGCCTGCGCAAGATCTACCCGCACCTGAAGCCGTGGGAGCAGACCACCTCGTCGTACCGCGGCAAGGAGATCTACAAGGAGGTCAACGAGCGGATCCGCACGTGGGCCGCGAACTCTGGTGACTCCCACCCCCCGGCGGTCATGATGCAGATGGCGATCAAGGAGGAGTTCGGCACCACCGGCGACCCGTTCGTGGCGTGGAGCGCGGGGCGTAGCAAGGCCAACGTCCAGGCGCAGTACGTCACCGCCCGGGACTTCTACCGGCGGGTCGCTCGCGTCATGTACGACCACACGCAGGCGGAGCTGAAGAGGGCCGGGATCGAGTACGTCAGTGTGTACCGAGGCATGGGCTTCTCGAGCTCGTCGTTGCCGTGGACTCAGCACGGTCAGAGGCGAGTGCAGCTGCAGCCCGCCAACAGCTGGTCGACCCAGTCTGAGGTGTCTACCCGCTTCGCCGGTGGGTCGTATACAATCATGATCGAGGCCCGCATCCCGCGGGAGCGGATCCTGGGTTCGTGCCGGACCGGCTTCGGCTGCCAGAACGAGTACGAGTTCGTCGTGCTCGACAGCGAGGGCGAGAGCACCGTGCGAGGGATCCGCAGCTCCGACTACGACCACCAGTACAACGGGTGACCCAATGACAACACCGATCGGCGGCACCGACACTGTCTCGTACTGGTTCGACGGGGAGGGCAATCCCTGCGAGCCGGAGGTGGCGGTGTCCGGCGAGATCGTTGAGCTCGACGGCAACGGCATGGTCCTACGGCGCACCTACATGGACCGCGATCCGGAGCTCGTCGGGGAGGTCGTCGTGCACTCCCGCGAGGACGAGGCGCTGAACCCGTTCAACCAGGACTTCACCAAGAGCACCTGGGACGTGCGCAACCACGACCAGTCGCTGGTGACCACGCTCGAGCAGCTGCTACCGGCGCTGGGCGTCGGCAGAGCTCCCCTCCGCGAGCAGCGCGAGACTGTCGGCAACTTCCTGTCGTGGCCGTCGGCGACCGGCGCACCGGCCGAGCTCATCGCCGAGTGCCACGCGTGGCTCTTGAGGACCCGCCAGGAGTGAGGTGCTGGCTCCCGGCTCCCGGGTGTGATTGAGTGGGGCGAGCAAGGAGCAACGCCCGCAAGGACCAGGAAGCCAGGAGACCCTCCGTGGCCGTGCTGCCATTCGTCGTTGACACGACCGACCCCACCGCCGTGCGCGTGGAGGTCGCAGGAGTTGATGTCTCCGGGCAGGTCAGCCGGGTCGTGCTGGACGCCACCGCCAACGAGATGCCGAAGCTGATGCTGCAGGCCAGAATCGCGGGCGGAGTGGTCGAGGGCGTGGCGGACGTCACCCAGCTGGCACCGGCCGACGTCGACGAGATCTCGGTCATCGTGGGCTGGCTCGACAACCTGGACCCGGCGCTGCTCGAGCGGGCGATCCTCGACGACTTCGAGGGCACCACCGGCGAGTCCACCCTGCGGGTGCTGAGGCGGTGGGCCAGTGGCGGTTGACCTTGCGCCCGCGATCAAGGCCATGGAAGACCTCATGGTCGACGCCTGCGTCATCTTCGAGAGGGACGAGAGCACCCAGGCGCTGAACGAGGCGACAGGCGAGAACTCCGGCGCCACGGAAATCGAGCACTACTCCGGCAAGTGCCTCCTCGGGGTGCGCGGCCAGAGCTCCGGCGCCTGGGCCAACCAGGGCGGCCAGGACCTGCGCCGGGACGCCTATCGGGCGTCGGTCCCGCTGTCGGTCACCACGATCGAGAAGGGCTACCTCCTGCGGATCACCGCGTCCCGCGATCCGCACCTCGTCGGCGAGGTCTACCGCATCACTTCGGTGCTCGGATCGACGATGGCCGTGGCCCGTCGCATGTTCCTGGAGCACGAGTCGTGATCGGCGTCGAGTTCCACGCTCCGAGTGCGTTCGTCACCGGCGCCATCATCGCCCAGGCCGCCGGGGTCATCCCGGAGCGAGTCGGCCGGGTGGTGCGCCACCACGGCCAGCTGCTCACCACGCGTGTGAAGGCGCGAGCGAGTGGGCGCCCTGGCCCGAACGCTCCCACCGGCGACTACCGGCGCTCGATCACCCACAGCCACGTGGAGACGGTCGGCACCTACTCCTCATACGTCGGCACCAACCGGCCGCAGGGCAGGCGCCTGGAGTTCGGCTTCGTCGGGGTCGACTCGCTGGGCCGCCACTACAACCAGCCTCCGTATCCGCACTTCGAGCCAGCGGCCGAGGAGACCCAGGGTCCGTTCATCGATGACGTGCGCCGGGCGGTGGCGCTGTGAACCGCCGGTTCCTCACCAACGGGCTGATCGAGTGCCTGGAGACGCGCACCGGCAAGAAGTGCGGCGACCACGAGGCTCCGGTCACCGAGGACAAGACGTACATGATCCTCTACGCCCTGCCCGGGGGCGACGTGGGAGGCCCGCCCCTCGTCGCTCCCGAGGCGGATGTGACGGTGGTCTACCAGATCACCTCCGTCGGCGAGGAGAGGGCCAACGCAGAGTGGATGGCCGACCGAGCTCGGCAGGCCATCATGGGGCGCTACGAAGACGGGCGCTTCAAGTCAGAGATCTCCACCCCGTCAGGCTACGTCGTCGCCGACCGGCGGCAACTTCCGGACGGCGGCGTCGACAGGGAGGGGAAGGCACCCAACGTGGTGTATTCGGTACCGAACCGCTACGCCCTGGTGCTCACACCAGGGTAGGGAAGGAACGCACGTGGCAAACATGGTGGCAATGCGCCACCCGGAGGTGGAGGCGGATGCCACCGCCACCCGGGAAGCGTTCGATCTGCTCTGGTCGAAGAAGGGCTGGACGGAGGTCGCGTTCGAGGATGCCAACATCCCCGCCGTGCACTCCGAGCCGGACTACTCGGCGGAGCGCACGGAGGACGAGCTGGCCGAGAGCGAGCGCCTGACCAAGCAGGCGGCCCGTTCGACGCCGCGGAGCTCCGGCTCCAGCACGTCGTCCACGTCCAAGTCCAGCTCGACGAAGGAGAGCTAGAGATGGCTCGCTTCTTCCGCCGGGGCATCACCAAGGTCAAGTTCCTGCCGACGATCGCCGCGGTCAGCGGCGGCATCGTGGGAGCGCCGACCCGGGCCGAGATCACGGCCGGGACCGACGTGTCCCCGGACGTGGCTGAGCTCACCGGGTTCCAGCTGTCCAACAGCCCGATCCCGACGCCCAACCTCAACGACGCGTTCACGCCGCAGATCAGCGGCGAGGACACGGTGTCCGACTCGTCGATCACGTTCTACGACCAGGACAACGCGACGACGATCCGCACGGCCCTCGCGAAGGGCACGTCCGGCTACCTCGTGATCTTCCCGTACGGGGACATCGCGACGAAGCGCTGCCAGATCTACCCGGTCAAGACGACCGGCGTCAACGACGAGTTCAGCGTCGGCAACGACCCGGCTCGATTCGTCGTCGGCATGGCAGTCACCGGCGTGCCGAACCTGACGGCCGTCACCCCGGCCTAGCCGGACCCGCTGCCCGGCGGGATGGCAGTCTCCCGCCGGGCAGCACCAACCCCCCACTCAAGAGGAGATCACGAGGAAGATGGTGAGCCAGAACCGCCCGCCCACATTCGACCACCTGGTGTCGGCCAAGAAGCCCGTCTCGAGGACGATCACGATCGTCACCGACGACGAGGTCCTGCTGGCGCTCGAAAAGGCCCAGGAGGACTACGACCGGGCGAAGATCCGCACGCGGCTACCCAACGCCGACAAAGAGGCCTTTCGTGTCGCCGAAGAGGCCCTCGAGGCAGCCGAGCAGGCGGTGGAGGACGCCGCGCTCCGCGTGAAGTTCCACTCGGTCGGCCGGAAGGCCTACGAGCGGATGGTGCGCGAGCACCCGCCGACCGAGGAGCAGATCGCCGAGTACAAGCGCGAGGTGACCGAGGACGGCACCCCCGCGTACAACGGCGAGACCTTCCCGATCGCGCTGGTGGCGGCGTCGGCCGTCGAGCCGAAGATGACCGAGCTCCAGGTGCAGCTGCTGTGGGAGGGCGGCTACGTCTGCGACCATGGCCACATCACGATCGCGGACCCCGCCGACGACCTGTACTGCGACGCCTGCGTGCAGCAGCCGCACGACACCAGCTGGTCGAAGTCCGACGCGCTCCTGCTTGAGGACAACTACCA